CTTGTGGTTATATATCGTCCGTGACCCTCATTCATTCAGTTAATATACTAGTTAGTTATCTTCCTTGCTCCTTGACCTAGGTATCTTTAAAGTTTCCGTTATCATTGACCAGTATCAAGTCTACAGTGGAGTCATCCCGGGCAACCTCTTTAGTGGCCTCCTTATTAGGCGAGACGGCTGGACGCGTGATCACGCCTCCTAGTATTACTTAAAGACCACCGAGTAAATCTGTTCGGCCAGGGCATCCAGCTAAGCCCCTGGCTTCGAAGTTACGGTACGGGAGCAGTAAAGTGCGCGGGTGCGGACGGTGCCAACCCGGGGTGCAAGGGGCGATACCACTCAGGTAGTGAAAGGGGCATAACCGCTTACTCCCAACATTTTAGCATTGGTTCTCCTACCGAGTAATATAGAGGGCACGAGCGGGAGAATCAAGCAGCCAGACTGACTTCACGCTACTTCGGTAGGTTTCTTGCTGGACTTAGCTGTCACCAATGCGTAACATAGTACCAAACGTAGCCGGTCACCAACGGCCGAAGTCTACTGCTGTTACTAGACGTAATTTGGATGCATTTTTCAACTCTCTATGTTTAATCGTATCTCTATCGGGATATGGTTTCTCAGAGGAAATGATCGGTTGTATGGGGCTGTTTTACAATAAAGTTTTAACACTCTTAATGGGGTCTGTTGATCTAGAGATTAAGAGACTTAAAGCACTACAGCACCACTATGTGAATATAGTGAGGGGAGTCGAGGATATATCTGTGGAGGTGGCTGGAGAGAAAATCTCTATATCGGAAGTAAGTGGCGCGAGTACATTCAAGACCATTACGGAATTCCGTCGTAAGATGGTTCCTGCCTTACAACCAGATGCTTTGCGCTTCCTTGACCGTGTTATCTTCGCCCTTTTCGGGATGCACCGAGTGATAGTGACTGACATCGTCTACGATTACTCTACTATCACTTCTCCTGGAGTAGACATCTTCGGGGAAGGTATTATCTCACCCTCTGAGATATCAGAGGCTTGTGAAGCATTATCCATCACTAAGCGGACTTTTAAAGACTACTATGCTTCGCGTTGTCGGAAACACACACACAGACTTATAACGACTGCAGGAGTTAACGGCCCGGCGACATGGACAGCAGCATCCGATGCCCTCGCTCTAGCTGCGCATCCGACCATTCCTTCACAATTCGGTACTTTCGCAGAGAAAAGTAAACTTAAATGGATACTAGAGGACATTCTAGGATGTGTTCGTCTTGAAAATGTGGATACGGAACGTGAGTCAGAAGTGAAATTAGGACGACTACATGTGTTTGCCGAATGGGGGGGTAAGACTCGAACTGTGGCTTTAGTCGACTACTGGACGCAAACATTGTTCACTCCCTTACATGACACAATTGCGCACTTCCTCTCCTTGATAGCATCAGATGGTACATACGACCAAGAGTCTATCGCAGTGAAGGTGAGAACTTGGACACAGGGTACGGATACCGGTGACTTGCATAGCTTCGACCTTACGGCGGCAACTGATCGGTTGCCGAGATCATTGCAGGAGGACGTCCTAGCTTATCTCTTAGGGGATAGAGCAATGGCCACTGCTTGGTCACGTATTCTTGTTCATCGCGACTTTGTCACGGAGGATGGAAAGAAGTTGAATTACACAGTAGGTCAGCCTATGGGGTCTAAATCCTCGTGGGCGATGCTTGCAATAACCCATCACGTTATCGTCCAGGTTGCAGCCGCCCGCGCTTCAGTTCCCGGTTTCGGGGACTACGTGGTGCTGGGTGACGACATAGTTATAAATAACAAATTGGTTGCTGGGGAGTATCAGAAGATAATGTCAGGATTGGGTGTTGGCATAAACGCATCGAAGTCGATCTTCCCAGTACCTGGGACTATGGGTGCGGCAGAGATATGTAAACGTGTATTCGTTGGGGGTGAAGAACTGTCTGTTCTTCCTCCTAAACTAATTGTTAAGGCTTCGATGAACGGGAAACTACTCCCTCAGCTTCAAAACATGTTATCGGAGCGAGAGGCATTGCCGAACAAAATCAATGTCCTCGAGTTCTTTGCTGGGTTAAACTATAGCGATAAAGAGTCGTTAGACTTGATAGTAATTATGAATGGCCTGCCTTCAAGAATTAGTTCTATCAAGCAGCCGGTTACGATGGATATTAGCGCACACAAGCCATCTACGTGGTATACAGAGATGGAAGTTACAGAGTCAGATATCGAGCAAGCCCACCTTTACGTTGCAGTGGCTGAACAGTTGAAAAGATTGGATAGCTTGTTACGCCAGACTCAGACTATCGTAACGGCCATTAAATCTAAAGCAAACAAGATCAGCGCTTCTCTCATCTCCACAGCTGGATATACATCGCTGGGGCTACTTCGCGACGTAGACAAGAAGACGAAAACACTACCACCTCTAAATCCTTCCCACCCTATCGTGAAGGCGTCAGAGGCCGAAGTTGACCGGATTGGTGGTCTGCTATCCAAATTGCGGTTAGGGGACGCAGACGTAACCAGAGAGGCGCGATTACGGGCGCTAGATATGTTCAGAAATGCATTCGTAGACTCATGGCCAGATGACGAGGAAGCTCGTGGTCAAGCTCAACGCTCTTTAGTAACAAAATCTCTGGACCTCATAGACACTCTGATCACTATCAGAGGGGCTAAACACATACCACAGGCTGATCGATACTCTACTTCATTTAGTATAATGTTAGCGTATATCGGTCGTCTCTGGTCTTTAAGATTTCGGTTAGGGGGTCAGGTCATGATTAATGCAGTCAAATCACGTGTAGTGGGATCAGGAGCTTCGGCTAAAGTTAACCTTTCTGTTATTACAGGGGCTCTAAGTGTACGAGGGCGCTTCAAGACCAACAGGCCCGGTGTCATCAACCACCGCCCAATTCTACCGTCTTCCGGAGAGGAGAAGTAAGCTCTAGGTTTGGATAATTCTTAACGTTGTTACTCCCACCTTTCCCCCCCTTGTCAGAAAACGATCTCGTCGACCGTACAGGTGGATTTAGATCGTCCCGTCACCTGCATTCCCTAAAGAATGCACGTCCCAAAAAGGTTTACCCCGTGTGGGCATATCGAG